TTAATAAAAAAAAAATAAAGGCTAGGAGAACCTAGCCGATACTTTTTATTCTTCATCGTCATAGCCATAAATGTCTCCAAAGAAGTATTGAGGTTCTATGTACTTATAACCTCTTTTAATTTCTCTTATAAGTCTATGGCTATCTTTAACTGTAAACCAGTAGCAGTTGCCTACATCATACACTTGTCCATTTGAAAGGACTATAAGTTCATCCCAATCTCCTGAACCGTATTTTATCTTCTTGTGTCCAGTAGGTATGTATAGATAGTGTTCGGTACCGTCACCGAAAGTATACTTTTCCCATTTCTTTAAGTTTTGGTAATTATACAATTTTCTGATAGTTTTCCAGATGTATTTACTATTCACAATACAGTAGTCGTCGGCGTAATTTCCACACTTCAGATTTTCTGCACCACAAAGTATCTTGCCATAATCTCCAATCCATAAGTCTGGGCTTAGGATTGTGATTGAAGAAATGTTGAACTTTTTACATTCTTTTATTATTAAAGAAACATATTTCATATTTCTGCCGTGGTATTTACCAAGAGAACTTCTGTATTTTCTACCGCTATCATTTATAAACTGTCCGAAGTGGTTGACATCAAATCCGCATATTTGAGCCACCTTTCTAAAATCCTTTATCAATCCTTCATCTTCCCATCTGTCTTTTAAATTTTCAAATTTGTTTGTCATAATTAAAACCTCCTAAGTTTTATAAAATTAAATTATGGCTTCTCCCCCTTGGATTGCCTTTATCTTAGTATATAATATATAAACAAAAAAAAAAATAAAGTAAGGATAGTAGAAAAAAAAAATGTGGGAGTTACCCCACATTAATCTTCATCATCTTCATCGAGTATTTCGTATATTTTATCGTGTAATAAATATACATTATTATTCGACATGTATTCGTCGTAAGCTTTTTCTAAAAGTTCTTCATTATCGCAACCACATTCGTATCTAAATAAAGCCTTTACGAACGTCTTATAATTTGGACCGTTAGCAAGTTTTCCTATTTCCATTGTCATTTCTTCTACTGTATATTTTGGTTCTGTTACTTTTTTCATATCAATCTCCTTTTAAACTCAAAAAAGAAAGGCGAGGAAACCCCGCCACTTCTCTTTCCAATATATTTCAAATTTTAAGTAAGGATTATTTTAATTTCCCAAATCCTTTAACTGGTCCAATCCCACTTCCTTGTCCGAAGAAGCTCCCTACTTTACCTTCAGGATATCCGTATACAGCTTCTGTTTGTCTGTATTGTTCAGATAAGTAAACTGGATATTGTAATACACTTTCAACAACCATTTCTGATTTTTGTTGTTTTATGTATTTTAAGATTTGGTACATATTCCAATAACATATTTCATTTTTAGCAACTGCTCTTAAGAAGTCTTGACAACCTGCAATTTGTCTCAAGAATGAGTTGTATATGAAATAAAAGTTATTAGCTACATGCTTTTGAATTATTCCTTGTTCACAACCTAGTGCTACAAATGATACATAATCATCATAAACGATTACATGTTCAGCTGCGTTGTTTTCCATAGCGCTTCCGACAACACCAGTTGATGTAGCTGATATAAATTTGACATCGGCATAATCTTCGATTTCTCCAATCTTTTCTTTTATTGCTCCCATTTCTTTATCTATTGTAGGAAGACCTTGTGTTATTTTATCTTTAGGTACTCCCACTATAATAGTATCGAAATGGTTGAAGTTGTGAGTGTCCGCAAAGCTATAAGCTTCTATAGCTCTTTTAACTGGGTCTACTTCAACTTCCCAAGATAGGTCAGTGTTGACCAATATAATTAAAAGTCTTTTGTTACTTTCATTGCAATTCTTTTGTAATGCGTAGTAACCTCTTTCTTCAAATATTCCCTTTGTTGCGTTGATGATTTGTTTGTTCATAATGAACCTCCTTTAAATTTTTATTTGACTTCGGGTTATTTCCCTTGTCTTCTTCGTATATAATATATGTATCAAAATATAAATGATGTAAGTTATTCAGTTATATCTTTTATAGCCTTTTCTATAGCTAAAATATATTGAGTTGTGTGGATAGATAAAAGCTTTATAGCATTATCTATTTTAACTGTATATTTATCTACATAATCACTATTAGCTACTCCATTTCTTATATCTATTATATTTTTATTTAAAAGCTCTTTTATATCTTCTAAACCATTTATAAAACCTTGTCTATCAAAGCTTTCTATGGGTTCAGTTGCTTTCTTTCTGTATACGTTTATTCTACCTTGCAAACTTACAAGATATTGATACATATGAGCTCTTTGGTCTTCCATATAACTAAGCTCTTTTGGAGCTATTTCTTTAATTTTATCACTATTTAAGAACTTATTTAGTTTATCGTATTTTATTTGAAGTTCCTTTTCTTCAAGCATTGCTCTTTTTATGTAATCTGGACATTCAAATCCTATATAAACTATAGGTAATTCTTCTGGCTTAAATAGTTCTATAAATTTGGACAAATTTATAGTAAATTGGTTATCTCCTTCTCCACCACTTTGAACACAAAGCTCAGTTATAATATTCATAAACCCAGACGCTTTAACCGGGTCTCCTAAATACCAATCGTTTCTCATAAGAATATTATCTATCATAGTAAATATCTCCGAAGTTTGGTTGAGTGAGACAGTTATATCATCGCCGTACTTTCCTTTAATTCCTTTACTTACCAATTCTTTTAATTCATGATTTGTCATTTTAAGTCCTCCTTAATTTTTATATCTTTCTTCAAAAATACACAACCTTTTCTTTGAAAAGGAATAAAACCTAATTTTTCTAAAAGTTTTATAGCTGGCTTATTATAATCAAGAACAAGTGTTGATATATACGGATATTTTCTTTCATATATGTGGTTATCTTTTAGATATTCCTTAGTTTCTTCTATAAGTTTAGATACTAAAGCCTTAGCTATACCTTTCTTTCTATATTGGGTTTCTACATATAATGATTTTATTATAGGTTCTTCTACACTCCAATCATCTAAGAAAGCCATAAGTTCTCCTGCAACTCTATCCTCATATTTAGCTATTAAAATTAAGTAGTTTCTATCCTGTGTATCTCCGGATATTTTCTTTATAAAATCAACTATATTAAAATTCTTAAAAGACGGAAGTTTTGCCGCTCTTACATCTTTGCCTATTCTAAAATACTCACACATACAAAGAAATGAAAGTATTTCAGGACTTTGGGAAGCAAGAGCTGATATAATAGAACTTCCTCTCATATCACCAGATGCTAAACCTTTTGGTTTATAAACTATAATTTCTATTTTATCATTTTCCATTATATCACTCCTCATCTGGTATATATTCTGTAAGTTTAAAATACATCACAGTTATTACTTTAAATTTATTTTCTTCAGCTATAGACATAGTATCAGTTGATATAAACTCTACATCAAATTCATATTCAGATAATGTCTTATCATTTAATATTTCATTTATTTCTTCAGTGATACCGTCAAACCATTTCCAATAATGATATGTCGGATAATCTACAGTTCTACTACTGCTAACTCTTGATATTATTTTTGAAACTTTAGTAAAAGTTTTAGGTTTTGTATCTTTCACTTCATTTGTGTTATTTTCATACTTCATATTTGAAAATCTTATAACATTTAGAAGTTTATTATAATAATCTTCATAATCTTTGACCATTTTATCTATATTGTATTTAGTTTCTACAGCTTCTATTATACCCATAGTCATAGTTGTATTTTTAGCAACTATATCTTCTAAGTTTTTATCAGTAAGATACGGTACACCGTATATTTTATCTTCTTCGAGTCTGTCTTTTAATGATTTCGTAAGTATATTTACAAATCCTTGAAGTTCAGCATCGTTTCTTTCTGAATAATGCTGCAACTTAAATTTCAAATCTTCTTTGTCGTACATAATATCACTTCCTTTACATTTTCAAATCTTGCATCATAAAATCGTCAAGAGAACCATACAGTTTTTCTATTCCATACTTTTCTCTACCTACTATAGATATTATTGCTTCATGATATAAAGACCAGTATAGAGGTTTTACAAACTTATCTCTAGTTAGGCTCATATAAATTTCATTAAATAATTCATCTGGTGTATCTATCATCTTTTGATGTACAAATGGAAAATCCTTAGATGATAAGAAATGTGAACCATTTAAGACATACCAATATATCTCATTTTCTTTATCCGATTTAAGATATGTAGTTTCTATATTTCTAATCTTCTCAAGAATATCATTATCCTTTATCTTTTCAGATTTATAAATAAGTATAAAGTTTTGGTCATTTACTTTAGAAATATACTTAATCATAATCATCATAGACACAAATTTTCTATATTCTATAGTGTGACCTTTAAAAGAATCGTTATCATAAAATACAATATTAAGTCTTCCTTTTCCATTTAAACTTTCTAAAAAATCAAGAATTGGCGGAATTGTTTCATCCGCCGTTTTTAAGTTTAAATAGTCTTCTTTAAATTTTTGAAAATCATTCATTTCTAATCATCCTTTCTTTCCCATATTATCTCATCATTTACTTCAATTTCATCTAAATACCAGCAGTTTTCAAAACTAACAAGATATGCTATTTTATTTATAGAATTTAATACCTCAATAAGAGATAAGTCATGTGCGTCATCAAATAAAGTAAATAGATTAAATCCTAAATCATTTCTATAATCTTCATCTTTTGTATAATCTCTTATGTCATATACAGAAGTCGTTACATATTCTTGATGTCTAGCCCCAGCAGATGCTTTCGCTCTGATTACAAATCTATCAGCATCTTTAAACTTACCACCTTCTTCTACTATTATGAGTCTTAGAAGCTGTTCTAATATAATATAGTAACTATCTGTAACATACCCAGCTCTCACGTACTTATAATCGTATAAGCACATCCATACTAATTTTTCCCTTTCTTCTCTTGATAACTTTTTGTGTACTATCATTTTTATTCCTCCTTAAAATTTTAATAATATAATACTTTATTTATAATATATAGCTTAATTCTATAAAAGTGAATCCCTTTGTGGTTCCACGTCTATGACACTATCAGTCTCGCAATCAATTTCACATTCATCAAATTGTACGCTTTCTGGTTTATCATAATCTGGTTCGGAACATACGACAGATTCAGTACTATCTTGTACATCAATCGTTTCAAGTTCTATACTTCTCGATAATTCATTAAGTTCTAGCTCGTCCATTAGAAGTTCTAAAGCGTCCTTTTTGAGAGGCTCTTTCTTTTGAAAATAGAGATTAAGTCCTGCCTTGAATCCCTCATTATATCCTTTATTATACCCTTTGTCGTATCTATCACTAACTGCTTTTTTACCAGAATAATAACCATCATCATAACCTCTACGGTAGTTACTAGAACCTGTATCAGATATAGTGCCATAATAATACTCAGCGTCATCATCTTTCCAACTATTAAAGAACATTCCCATTTATATCACTCTCCTTTATTATATTGCTTTATGATTATAGAAAAAAAAAAAGAAAAGGAGATTAAATCTCCATTAGTCTTTTCTTATCTGTAGTATATGCTGTATATCTAAGCATAGTATACACAGATAATATATTACTGTGTGCTGTAAATAAATACAGCTTTGCATTTTTCTTTTTGTCGACTACATTATATGGTGTGAACTTATTTAGTACACCGTTATCGTTATAATATATTAAAGTAACCATTTCAGCCACTTTATCATTATCTTCTTTTTCATAATACTTCTGAGACCTTCTCATAATCTCAGACTTTTCTCTTTCGGTTAATTCTACCAAGCCGAGCCTTTTTATTTCTTGGTAGAATTTTTCATATTTTTCTCTTTCTTCCTTTATAAAGTTTTCGTATTTTTTAACTTCATCTTCTATGAGTTTTTCTGTGTTTGTCATATCTTTACCTCCTAAATATTTTAAATTAAGACATTGGAGTTCTTATCCATTATAAGTTTACTCTTGTCTTCTACATTTATTATATATAATTGAAAAAAAAAACGACCTAGAACATTCAAAAACACCCCTTTAGAATAATTTTAAGGAGGTTTTAAAATGAATACATTAAAACGTAACCTTGACCTTGCACCACATAACACTAAAGGAAATCCTCATAGGTTAGGAAAAGCTTGGGAACAAATATCTCAACTTCAATTCCTTTTAGGTTCAGTTCTTGGTGTAGATGTAGGTTCTAATGACGGAACTATACTACACATACAAGACAATGGCAATAAGGAAAAAGGTAGATTATATATTGATAAAAACAATGGAAAGCTTTATATGTGTCTTAAAAATACAACAAGGCTTTCTAATATAGAAACTGAATTTGAAGAATTTACTTTAAATTCAACCTATAAATCTGACGTAGTTGACAGAGGCTCTGTGATGTTTTTAAAAGGAACTTCTGAATATTCGGATATTATACCAGCTGGCACTAGAATAGAAGTTGTAAACTTATCTGACTTGGTAGGAGTTCTAAATCTATCCATAAAAGCTAAAAGTAAAGAAGGTACAGATGTTTTAACTTATAAGCTTTATATAGAAGATAGAGAATCTCGTGCGTATACTTTTGCTCAACCTACTTTAAAGAAAAGAATAGGAGAAAAGGTTTATGTTATATTTGATACAGATGTTAAGAAGAATAGTTGCAGAGTTGACTATTACTTATATAGGTAAGGTGATTTTATGAGTATATTTGGAAGAGGATATCCTTTTACAGAGATGACAAAGCAAGGAATGCTAGATATAAATGATATACCATCTAATATAAAATTAAGAAATATAGCAGAATATAAAAATGTGATCTCAAGAGCACATTTAAAAATGATATTACAGGACGTAGAATCTGAGTTATCATTTATTATATCAGGTCTTCTGGGACTTGATATAAGAAATATAATACTAATAAGAAATGGTCAGCTGTCATACAATTATAAAACTGATAATATGATGAGTGGACTAGATATATATATCGACCACGAAGATTTAAGAATGTATATATCACCAGCGAGAAATACATATATACAACCTTTCTCTCTGGCTTCTGAAGCTCTACATCATATAAATAAATCTGAATATGAAGCTATATATTATTGTAAGTTTGATGAAACTCCTATAACAAAAACAAGATTCGATACAGATAAAATATATAAACCGAGTGGTGAGAGTAAAAGAATATATGATGATTATATGGATGATAATTGGAAACAAGGTTACTTTCATTCAACGACGATATATCATGCACATAATTCTATAGATTTATTAAATGATTGCTTATATAAAGGATTTGTATATAATAATCAAAAAGAATATCCACAAATAGAAGTTCCGAATGTGAGAGTCAATGAATGGATAATACCTCTATTTACTGATGTATTTTTGAATTCTCAAATGTATGTAGACGGACTTGATGTTCAGATAGACTTTATGCCTAATCCATTTAAGCATATAAATGCGAGCACTATAAGTTTAATAAATGGACCTAATGTAAGAACTGGTGATATTGGGCATTGTTATGCAAGACACGATGTGAATCCGCATAATCCACATAATGATGGTACTCCTAATTTTAGACATTGGGCTAAAGGAAATCATCATACTGGAGCTGGAATGTGGATAGATATAAGTGGTAATTATACACCATATTACGATAGAAATGATGCGAATTTCATACAGGAATTTCTTTTAAATAAAAGAGCTGATAGACATATGAGATATAAAATATCGGCAGCTACTTGCTTTAGAGAAGATTTAGAAGGCACAAGACCAGCTGAATATGTTGAAGTCGAAAAGGTTTATGATAGTGAAGCGGATATCCCTATGTCTTGTGGGTTTATATCGGGTAAATCATCGTTTACATTCAGAGAACATTTGCAATGTTTAACGAGATGCGAAGGTATACATCCTGACCCTGAGGATTTGACAAACCCTATGGATTTAGCTGTAGATTTCATATTCTGTCAATGTAGTTCATATGAAGTTCTTAGTCCGGGTGGAGGTTTGTCTACAATAGAAAGAGAGCATACACACACAATTAACGGAAAGCCTTGTAGTTTATTTGGATATTTAGTAATTCGTGGTTATTCTGGACTTGTTGGTTCGACACTACAAGACGGAAGCTTTGAGAAACTAAAAAGAGACCAAATATACGATGGCTCAGATGCTGTAACTTCATACAACAACGCTACAAGAGCGCATGATACATTTTTTAAAGTTACAATAAGAACTCCTAAAGGGATAACTATTGTAGGTGGTAACTGTGATGATATAGATAAAAGAGAAGTAATGGGTAGTGAAAGAAAATTCGCGGATAGAATACTACCATATCATGATAGAGAAATCGGAGTATCTGGTCATTTATTTCCTATACCTACAACGCTTGAAACTGATTCATTCGACGATATAGGACTTGATACTATTGCTGGTGGAATATATCCTGAGCTTACTAGAGCTTATAATAGACATCCTCGTGATATTGTATCTGGATACCCATTTAATTATTCGGATAAAAATGGATATCATGTATCTAAAGATTTAGTATGGGGTTCGGAAGAGTTCTATAAATATAGAATTCGCGATAAAGGCGGTTTCTTAAGAATGCCAATACAAGATTATTTAGAATGGAATTTCATGTTTCATAGAAGATTATTTAATAACGTATTAGATGCGGCACAAAGCTCACCTAAAGGCTTTTCTGGGTATCTAAATCCTTTAACTTCTGCTTTAGATTTCTATTTTTATAAATATGGAGGACTTAAAGCTAAACTTGAAGGTAAGAATATAGGTGGACAAGAAATGAAAGAGAAAGCGGCACAATTTTAGTATGTATGGAGGAATATAATAATATGCTAGATGAAAAGAATAAAAAAATAAATGATAATTTAAACTCGAAAATGAGAATTGGAACATATGTACATCCTCTATTTCATTCTATTGTAGGGGACACATTATATAATAGGGGGAAAAATGTTTTAGACCCAACTGGATATGGTGCTTCTAAAGAAGAGCTTACAGAAAGATTTGGAACTACTCCTGTATTTATCGATAATGTAGACCACAGTCTTAAGCTTAAATATAAGATACCGTATGGTGAGTTCTCAGGACATACGTATACAAATAGAGATTGGATAGACATTCCTATATCTTTAAAAGATACATTTTACGGATTAAGTTATTCAGCTAATAAAGAATATCTATTTAAAGCACACGCGTATATTACGCGTAGTTCTATGCAAACTCAAAATTATCTTATAGTGAATGAATATAAATTTCCTATATTTATAAAAGATGACAATGTGTATAAAAATATAAAAAATATATCTATAAATAATATGGAAATAGAAATAGATAATACATTTTCTAATAATTTCTATCATGGTGGTACACCATATAGTGAGTTACAATTTCCAAATATGTCACCAGTTTATGAATTTAATAATAGATATAAAAATAGTAATATAAACGCATATAGTGGAAGACATTTAAGATATACACTTGCGAGCACATGTACATTTGATATAGAAAATAATGGTTCTAAAGTTTTAAACAAAATGGAGTATTCTTCTATGGTTTATGATACTTTAGTTCACTCTGGAAGAAATTTAAGTAGGCATTTAACTTGGGACGAGTGGAATGATATGAGATGTGCTAGGTCGCCATTTTATCCACTTCCGATACAAGTAACATTTGAGTTATATCCGACATTTAATATAGATTATAGTTATGAGAGAATTCATAACGATATGTATAAACGTGTCGGATATATTGTTGTGAGAACCTTCAGAGGTAAGATGCTATTTCAAAAACCGGGACATATTGGAGATTTCCTTGATATGAAGATAATACACGAGTTTTCTGTACATGATTTACAAAATGATAACTATTTATCTGATTTCGATATATTATTTAGAATACCAAGAAATATTCCAAGCATTATATTTACAACACATGAAGGACAAACTTATAAAAGAGAACTTTTAATGGTATCACCGCAATGGTTTAAATCAGACCAATTATTACCTACTGATACTAGCAGTCCTAGTGACATAGCGAAAGTCTATCCAGATTGTGGTAATACTGTACTTACGAATACAAAGATATTAGAAGATGATAACGTTGTTGAGAAAAATACAAATGTTATTAATTATTTAAAAACTTTAGATATGAACGCATTTTTGTTACCGGCTGAAAGGTCTGTAATGGAATGGCATGATAGAGATGAAATATAAGGAGGTGAGCGTATGATTAGAGACGATAAATTAAAAAATACATATGATGAAAATTCTTTCAAAGATAGAATTGATATGTTTGTGCGTAAATTATCGTCGAATTCTACATATACTATAGTAAAAGCTATATTAGGATTTGATTTAGGAATGATATATGATAATATGTCAGAATACTATAGAAAAAATGAAAAAGCTGGATATGATTTTTACAGATTTAGAAATTATGGCGAAAAGTATAAAGACTTAGATATACACAGAAAATTTGATGCAAGCTATGTAGCAAAATATGATATCGTTCATAATAGAATAAAACTAAATGTAGAAAGACAAACAAAAATAGATGCTGGTGCTTATAAGAAAATAAAACCGCATGATATATCTATGCTAGATAACTTCATGATTAACTCTACACTACCATATAATGAATACTTATACAAATGTAGTTTAGATTTATCGCCTATAAATACTAAAGGTATGATAAGGCTTCATGAATATCTATTTCCGGTATATATCGATAAATTTAAAGGAAGTAATTACGATGATTGGGAGCTTGCGAATATCATAAAAACTTTCGGAATAGAAGTTTCATTTGGTAGAGATAAGATTAATAAATTATCAGATTTTAAAATGAAATATGTGTTTGCAAACGAATTAGAAAATGATAATGTGATTGGTGCTAGCGTTACAGCTTATAAAAATAATATAAGAGGATTTGAGTTCGTTCGATGGGATGATATAACTACACATAAAAGAAATAGAAATGTTCTACTACAATCTGGAGAACATACAGAATACTCAAGAGTTAGAAATTCTCGTGGTAATCATATGTATAAGTACAGAATGACAGCTATGAGCAATAATGCGCATTCTGAAACTTGGGATACATCGTATTTTGAGAGAAAATTACGTGGATATTTTATGCACGCTGATATGGTGTACGGTATGCAAAGAGCTATGATACACCCACAATATTCAACTCCTGATGAAAATTATAGAAGATGGCTTGTGAATATGGTTGGTGGATATTCTATGAATAGTTTAATACCGAATTATCCGACCGTATATGTTGATTTTTGTGCACAAAATATGGCTCACGGTCAGAAAGGCACAGATGAAATATTTGCCGATAATATGCACATGATAGGATTTATAAGAGTAAGACTATACTCTAGTAACAATGCCGAAAAAGCTGACCTTAACGTTGGGGTCATACAGAATAATTATGGTGAAGGAAAAAAGAATAGTTCTGCTGGTTGCACAAGAGAAATTACAAATTCTGAAAGTTTCACTGTAAAGATTATTATTCCAAAGAGAAAAGCACTTATGTTATATAAAAGAAATTCAACAAACGGTGAGCAAATTTATATGCTACCACCAAATATATTTAATTGTCAGTATATTTATAAAAATAGTATATCTCCGATACTCGAAAATATAAATGCTGATTTTCCGTATAATTTTATGGATAGTCATGGTTTTTACTCTTCGAATGGATACGCATACGGTACACGATGGGAAAGCGGTTCTAAAGATAACTTAATTTGTGCACAAGGAGGATGGCTATTTCCACCATTAAGATTTGCTGATTTTTCTGGAAGTACTGCATGGAAAAATCAGTACAGTATGAGCGTATTTGACGGTGTAAACGCTATGAATCACTATTATAATAATATACCAGCAGTTTCAGATATATTTATGAAAAATTTAAACGATATATCAGGATTATCAACGACTTAATAGGAGGATAACTAAATGGACTTTAAAGAATATATAAAATTTAATGACAAAGATGATAATTGGTATGTAGTAAAACCTTTCCTTTTTCATACTCCTAAAAGATGTCTTGTAGACCCATATACAAATCCAATAGTTATGCTATTCGGAAAGATATATGCGGGAACTGACGTGTTTGACGTTATACAATGTATATCTTCTAAAACTAAATTTACAAGATTTAGAGAAGAAGAAGATAGATATATAATAGAATATAATCCCGGAGATTTATTCTGTTCTAATAATATGACATCATCTATATCAAATCAGGAAATGATGAATACACTATTCACACAAGGACAAATACTTGAAGATATGGAATACCAGCACGTTTACGATGCTCTTATGAACGCTTCACGAAATAACGTTCCTATAAAAGTTCCTGATTATTTTTATGAATATACTGTAGCTGCTATGCTTAGGGATACAAAGGATAAATCTAAAATGGTAAGGCTTACAAATCCTGAGCATTTCGTATCACTGTCTGTAAAGCAGATAAATATGAGAGCTGATAGTTTTACAGCACTTACTACAAATGATATAGAAACGATGATAGTGTCATCTTTAAATGAAAAGAAAGATGCTCCTACAACACCAATTAAAAAGACATTCTTAATGTAAACATAACGGGCTTAGTGCCCGTTATATTCAGTTTCTATTATTCCAATCGAACTTTTTATCGAGTTCTATTACTTTTGCTTTAAATGCTTTATCAAAATCTTTATTTAGTTTTTGATGCGATTCGTTCATCATATAAAACGCATTATTTACTGTACACATAGCAGTTCCAAATGTATCTTTAGTAAGTTTATTTTCTTTTTCAAGTCTTAACATAGTCCAAGCATTTACTATACACATAGTAAAGTATTCAAGCGATTTAGCGTCAGTTAGTTCATCGAAATCATATTCCGAATCGCTTAATATAAGTGTAACTTCTTTTCCTTTAAGAAATGCTTTAAACTCATACTGCTTTCCTGTTACATTGCGTTTTACTTTATATGGTGATATCATATTGCAACTATAAAACTTAGATATGTCTTTCATTTCTATTTCATGTCGCTCTTTCCAGAAATCACTCATATCTATAGTAACTTCTTTAGGTTTTGTAAGTTTATCATATGCTTCTAGTATATCTTTTACCTCTTTCATTTTAATCCTCCTCAGATAGTCTTTTATAAAAATCTATAATATCTTCTACTGAACTTTGTACAGGTTTTATAGGTTTAAAGTTATAATTCTTTTCAAACTCATCTAAGAACTTAAACATCATACGAAGTCCTTTTTGATTCTTCTTTTTATATTCCTTTGATAGTTCGTTATATAACTTATCTATTCTATCCTTTTTCTTTTTATAATCTTTAAGCTTAAGTCCCTTCGTATATCCTGCACCCTGTATTTGTCCTATGTATTTTAATATTTCTTTTTCTATATACTCATCACTCATGGTATTCTCCTTAAAATCTTAATTCTTCTTCCAGTATAGAATGATACTTCCATTTCCAATTATCTTTATAGAATGTATCATAAGGTGATTTAGCTACGTCTTTTATCTCTTCTACAATGATATTTAAGTCCTTTCTATTTCTTTCATATATTACCTTATCATCGGTTCTTACAAGTACATTAATCTCATCGAAGAACCATCTATCAAAAAGTATACGAGATAGGTATAAGCCTTTATCAATATCGTTACATTTTACAAATATATTCTCTACATCTAAATTTGCTCTAAGTATCATAAGTTTATACTCTACACCTCTACATATATCTTTTATGACAGGGTTCTCATTATTGGTTAATTTCTTAAATATTATAAAGCATTTCTCTAAATATCTGAATACACTATAGTCTACTACATCTTTATTATCGTATGCCAATATTCCGAACATAGCATCTAAATATTCAGTAAGTCTTTTATATACATCTCTAAGATATATTTTATTCAGTAAGAATATAGCTCTTGAAATCGCTCTTTCTCCAAAGAAATCATAACCAGAGTAATCTATTTCATTTTCGTTTATTTTTACTTTCCTTGACATATTATCAACCTCTCTTTATAAATTTAAGAAAACTTATATAAAGTGGTTTTAATAAGTCTTTATACGTTTTATTCATACTTTCAAATGCGTTTTCGAATATCTCGCATTTCGCTTTAGCTTCGCTATCAGTCATCCTTTTATCTCTTGTAAGATATAGAGATACACAAGCACACATAATACAAACTGAATAGTTTTCTCGAGATTTATCATTCTCTAATAAATCATCAGAATTAAACTTATCGGCTGGTAGTATAAGTTTTACTTCTTGTCCGTTTATGAATGTATCTATCTCGTATTCTATTAATTTTCCGTTATCGATTTCAGCATGTATCAAAAATAAGTTTGGTATGTAAATACCAAAGAATTCTGATATTTCTTTTAATTCTTTCATATGTTGCTCTTCCCAGTATTTATCGAATCCTTTTTCATCTATACCTTTATTTGGCTTAGCGTATCTTCCATATTGCATTTTCATAGATTCATTTCCTTCTCTTTTTCTTTCTTCTTTTCTTTCCATTATCTTTCACCTTATCCTTTTCTTCTATACCTACTGTACTTTTTTCCTTTAATATACTTTCTCTTATACTTTTAAGTCGCTTGCGTATATCTTCATGAAAGTCCATATATCTCCTTTGTATAAGTAATTAAAGGGCATAAAGCCCTTCAATTATTCTTTATCTTTTATTTCTTCATTATGAGTCGAAACTACGTCAATTCCTGTAAGTTTGAAGTTACCTTCTTTATCTTCATATCCTCTTGGAGCTAAATTTAAGTCTTTATTTTCTATCCCTTCTTTAATTTCATTTAAAGTATTAGGAATAGTCTCAGTTATAGCTTCTTTTACTTCTTCAGTAGAATAATCTTTTATCTTGATATTTGCAAGTTTTTCATATTCTTCTACTATTGCTTCATCTACATTAAAATCTACAGCATTTATAACTTCATCTAATTTCTTAGCAAATTCTTCCCAAGTAACAGACGTTATTTCTAAAAATCCACTAAATATAACTTCTATTCCTCTTAAGAAATCAGGAATATGTAAAAGTCTATCTATAAATAATAAAGTTATAATAGAAGCTATGCACATTTTAGTATTAAGTTTAACCTTAGATACTTTCTTTATTTCTTCTTCTCCTTTATCATTATAAACCTTTTCTTCCATTTCTACCTTATCACCATAGTTACATACTATTCTATCGTGAAGTTCTTTTATAGATGGCACAGCGATTTTAATATAAGTGTCTAAGTACCCGTCAAATGTATCAGCAAGAGGAGATATTAAATCTACACCGTCTTTTTCAACTGGAACGTTTCTATTGAATTTCTTGAATCTTCTCAATATTGGTGTAAGAGTTTCTTTTCTTAAATCATTTACTATATATTTTTGAGCTGTGTCTAAAAGCTTAAGTAAAGTATCAGCATCTTTTATAGATTGTATATTTGTGTCCACTCCTTCGACATTGAAGTTTTCTTTTGATAAATCAAGAGCTCTTATTTGTCCTTTTAAGATAGAGTGAGCTATGTCTACAGTATTTGCAAGGTCATATCCATTCCATATAAATATGAATTGAGAAGCTAAACCTTCTATTCCTGATTGTATATCTTCTAAAGTAATAAGACCTTCTCTTACTAAATATAGAGCTAAATTAATCAGTTTACTTATTTCTAGTGTAGTTTTAAAATGACCATTTTCATCCATATATATGTCAAATGGTTCATCGGCATAGTTTTTACTTAAATGCTCAAGATGATGCTTAACATCAGAAGCTTCATATATAGCTTTCTTTTCTTCTTCTGTCTTACCTTCAGTTATAGTAAGTCCAGTGAATTTCTTAGCTTCTATAATTCTATATACATCAGCCATAGTTAAAGCTACTTCATTTTTATCACATTCAGTTTGTGTTCCTAAATAGAATAATACTTCTACAAGTTTTTTCATTTTTGGAATTATTGAATTTTCGTGTTCTTTTTGTATAGATTTAATAGCTTTATAGTTCGAATATAAAGTCTTAAGTCCAGAGTTGTCCATTTCTGCTGGAGTTTCAAATTCAGATGTTGCAAGTCTTATTAAATCTACAAATACATAGTTTGCCTTTCTTTTAGCAAGTTTTCTATCGTATTCTAATGAGCTTTTACTCATAGCAAGAATAGCGTTAGTATCCACTATACATAATCTTCTCTCCGTATCTATTTTAACATCATATGCTTCTTTATCTTTCTTTTCTGCTGTAAGTTTATTTATCTTATCATTAGCGTTATCTATAGTAGTCGCCCACATAAGAGGACCTACTCCTACTTTCTTTCTCCATTCAACCATTTTTTGCTTATCAAAGTTCTTTGTGTCAATTTTCTTGCTCATTTTAATCCTCCTTATTTATTCTTCTCTTGTTGTATTTTAAGTCTCATATTAATTATATGAGATTTTATGTAACTTATAATAGATTCATTTTCTGTAAACTCTTCTATCTCATGTGGTGTATTATAGAAAAAACTTTCAAAGAAGTTTTGTCTTGGTGTTTCAAAAAATACATTATCGTGAAACCCTCTACACTTATCTAAGTACCAATCATCAAAAGCTTCTTCTAAGTTAATATTATCTTTTATCTTAGAAAGTAAATCTTTTGTTAAATCTTCAGCCTTTATCTTAGGTTTATTAATCTCATCAAATGTGAACTTCTCACTCATATAATGAATAAGAACTCTTGCTACAGTATCGTATCTTCTTATAACGTATAACTCATATACTCTCCATAGCTCATATATATCATCAGGTCTTAATTCAATGAAAAAATAATCAGATATTAATTCATTTAGAGAAGCTAAGAAATCTTGACAAAACCCTTGTCTTGTCAAGAAGTCTTCCTGCTTCATATAATCTAAGAACTGAATGATATTGCCTGTTGCGTATCCATTTAATGTATTCCTAAAAGCTCTATAGTTAGCTATTTCTATATTGTCAGTTGCGGACCTAACACTATCGAAACTTTGCTTAACTTCTTCCATGAATCCATCTTTTAACTCATCAAACTCCATCAAGTCGTCCATTAGTTCAAACCCCCTTTAAATCGTTCTAAAGTGGTGTTTTTGGTATTTCCTTTATAATCTTACATCTTCTCTTACTATAAGGCTTAAGTGCGGTTCTTAACTCCCCAAGAAGTCCCAAGATATAGCCATCTATATCTTTAAGATTATGATTAATTTCCTTTACCTCATTTTTGATAACTTTTCTTTCTTCCTTTATAGAATCCCCTTTATTTACAAGAGATATAAGTTTTGTATCCAAGATTGCGGCAGCTTGAATTTCATCTATCTTATATTTCTTTATAAGAGCTTCTATAGAGGAAGCTTTATCTTTAGACTTTCTTATTATCTCTATTACTGTATCATAGTTAGTAACGGCTATCTCAAGTCCATCTAAGATATGCAATCTTTGTTCCTTTTTATCTTTAAGTGTAGTTAGATGTCTTATAGAAGTTTCTTTGTTAAGTGTATGAAACCTCATCATCATATCAAATATACCAAGTTTAACAGGTCTACCTTTGTCTATAACTCTCATAGATATAGTGAAACTATCGTAGCAAAATCTTGCGGCTATTAATGCTTCGATAGCATCTTCTACTTTAATATCTTTTTTGATAACTACAACTATTCTTATACCTTCTTTAGATGATTCATCAGTTATATCTGCGACCATTTGAGATAGCGGATTCCTCTGGTCGCGACACTTCTGCACTAAAGCTAGAACGTCATTATCTTTGAATCTATTAGGTAAAACTGATGTAAATACTATCTTCTTTTTACCTCTTGTATCATCTTCTATGTGGTAATGACTCATACAGTGATATTTTCCGGACCCATTTCTATACGCTCTGTCTATACCTTCACCTTCTATTATATAACAAGGTGTAACTGGGTCAGGAGCTTTTAGATATTTTCTTATATTTCCTGTAGTTAGTTTCTTCTCTATATACGCTTCATACGTATTTAAAACCTCTATAGGATTGTGCGTGGGTATATAAGTTGCTATTCCTACAGCTATTCCTATAGCTCCATTTATAAGCACAGTAGGCATTATAGGAACTAAACAAGATGGTTCAAGTTCTGTAGCATCATAGTTGTCTTGATACTTAATTCCTAATTGATTGTATTTAAAGAATACAGTTTGTGCTATTGGGTCTATTCTACATTCTGAGTATCTTTGAGCTGCTGGACTATCTTGAGCATCTAAGCTTCCAAAGTTCCCTTGTGGAACTATGAACGGAACGTACATTCTAAATGGTTGTGCCATTCTAACTAAAGCTCCATAGATTCCTGAATCTCCTTTGGGATGATAGTGTCCCATAACATTACCTACAACTCTTGCAGACTTCTTTAATTCGTTAGAGTTTCTCATAGTGTATAGTATTCTTCTTTGAACTGGCTTCAGTCCATCTTGTAAGTAAGGCAATGCTCTATCAGTTATAACAGAGACTGAGTAATCTAACATATCTTCTTTTAACTCGTCTTCGATATGTCTTATAACTATATTCTCCTTTACTTCTTTATTAATTATCACACGTTTCATTTATAAATCCTCCTATCTAAATTTATCATCTCGTGTGTTAAATGAAATGGGGAATAACCCCCATTTCTTATATTATTTTTATTCCTGTTATTTTCATAAATGTCTTAAATGTATTATCTGACATTGTATCAAATATTACATCTCTGTGCTCCATATATAAAGCTTTATTTTCATCACTTACTACTATAGTGGCTTCTTCATCATTAAGATACGCTACAGTGAAATCATATAGTTCTTTAAATGCTTTTTCTATAACATCATCTGCGTGTCTTATATGGAATATTTCCTCTAAGATAAAGTTTGTAGCCTTTCTATAGTTTTCTATCATAAGAGTATTAAAGATTATAAGCAATCTTTCATTTAGCTCTTTTTTCTTTTTATAGTTTTCGAGCTCCTTTCTTATGAATAGGAACATCATGTTTATATCATCTGAATCTATACATTTAGCAGAAATACGACTACGCATATCATCTATCTCTTCTTTACTCATTGGAGTTTCTAAAGACTTTGCTTTTTCAGCAGAGTCGTCCTCTAGTTCAAATATAGCGTTATAAGTTTCTTTTAAAGCTTTCTTGTGAATATAATCTAACATACCTTTCATATTATTTTTCCTCCTTTTTTAGTTTACTAAGTCCTAATATTCTTTTAAGAATTATTGCGTTTTTATTCGCAAGTACAGATGTTATATCTTTTATGAACATAACTACCTTTTCTTTTATTTCTGGATTTAAAGTTTCTACATACTTTATAGCATCTTCATCTGTAAGTTTATAATGTTTCGTAAAGTCGTATAGTATTCTAAATCCGTTATAGTATACATCATATGTGTATCTTGCTTGTAGTATTTCTTGTAATATGTAGTTTGCTAAATATTCATAAGACATAATTTTACATTCGTGTAGAAGTATCCATTCTCTGTCAGCTAGAGAACTATCTTTTTTAAGTTTAGCACCTTCGCTTATAAGCATATAAGATACAGCCTCTTCACTCATATCTTCTTTAACCATTGGATACTTTTCTAATAGATTATTAAAATATTCATTCACTTCATCTTTTGTAACAGTTATACCAGCTTTCTTCATACGCTCTTTATTCTCATCTTCTAATTCACATATATCGTAGAAAGTATGCTTTAAAAGCTTTTTGTTTAAAAATGGTAAAGTTCCTCTCAATATTAAATTCTTATTTATCATATTTATTCCTCCTTTAAATTTATTATGAAATTTGTTTCTCGTATTCAGACATTCTTATGATATTCTTATATATCACAATACTACTACCAGTCAATATCTTCTCTGCTAAAGGTAGTAAGCTTTTTAGCCGCCCTATACGTTTATTATCAACTTTTTCATTCTTCTCTACAATTCTATAAATATGCCTAATGTCAATATAATAAGTTTTACTGTCAAAAACCCCTAATAATCTTCTCAAGCATTCTATCTGAAGATTTTCATAGCATATACGTAATGCTAAATGTAATATGGCATAGTGTGAGCTCGGATATTCTAAAGGGTCCGGTTTTATGTTTAAATCGTCTTGTATTTCAGACATAATATTATTTATAGTTACATTAGATGAGCGTTTAGCTAGTCTTTCCTTTATCGTTTCTAAATAACTATAAACATCATATCTTGTAATAACTAAACCGTTTTCAATCATTATATCACGTGCTATGTTATACTCTCTATCATAGTCGTACTGTAATCTCTCAGCTGTATATCTATCTATCACATTCGCATTTTCTGTCTCTACTCTAATTTTCATATTATAATACACTTCCTTCCATAATATTACTATATTCTTCTAACCATTTTTCAGCACCATACATAAATTCATCATTGTATGGGTCTTTAGATACAGCGTTCCAGTTTTCAGTCATAGGTTTTATTATATGCCATAATATTTTATTTTCTTCTATTGAAGGCTCTCTTCCTGTAGCATTCATTATACCATTCTCTTCATCTATTATAAAGACATTAGGATTTTCATTTACTGTAGTTTGATATCTTTCTTCCCACGCATTTCCTTTGTATTTTACAGCGTAAGGTATAAGCTTCTTAGAAGACTTATCTAAAAACCACAAAGTGTTTATATTTGCTTTAGGTTCTCCGTCGTCGTCCACTTCTGTAAAATCTACCACATTAGTTGCAGTTTCTATTTCAGGTTTAGAAGCTGATGTATTAAATACTCTCATTATTTCATCACCAAATGGAGTACCTAATTTTTCTCCAGTTGCTGTATTGTGAGTATACGCTTCTTTAGGGAAGATTGTATCGTTTACTCTTTTCATATCATCAGCTTTCATAGGTTCTGCATACATCTTACCATCTTCACCTTTAACTATCCTTACACTTCCACCCTTTACATCATGAATACCTTTTGCGACATCATTTAGTGCAAACATTGCGGGTATTCCTTCTATTGGTGAAGGCGTGTCAGCTGATGCTGTACGAGTCGCTTTAGAGAAATCAGGCTTTTTACTTTGTACTCCTCTATCTCCAGCTTTCTTTAAAGTCACTGTAGGTTTTGCGTTCTTACCGAATACACTTTCTGATTTTTCTTCTGTCTTTTCTTCTTTAAGTTTTGCACCTTCTGGTATAAGAGAAGATTCAGGAGATTTAGCGTATTTGGCTACTTGTCTTTTCATTTCAGTAACAGCTGGGTCTTCATTATATTTATTTTCAGCTTCTATTTCTTCTCTAGTAGGATTTTCAACTATCTTAACTTCAACTTCTTTACCGTCTATGATAGTTTTAGTTTTACCATCAGTTTTTATAATACCAGCTAAAGCTTCAAGCTCTTCATCTGACATATTATTTACTTCTTCCTCTGTGTACTTTTTAGCCTCCTCTTCTTCTTTCTTCACTTCTTCTGCTACTAAAGATTTATATTTGTAGAATAAGTCTAATATGTCTTGATTTGTTTTAGTTTTCTCACTTATGTGGATATAAAATCTCATAAATCCGACCATACCATATTCTACTGCTACTTCAGATTTACTGTATTCTTTATTTATATGGAATACCTTATATTCATCTTCTTTAGTTTCTACACAAACTTTATCAGTTTTGTATATGCTATTTGGCGGTAATATGTGGAAGAATTCGTCTTCTACTTTTATTGTATTTTCTCCACCATTTGCTAAATATCTTTCTAAAGATACTTTATAAAGTATTCTATAGATAACATCGGCAAGTATAATAGTTCTGTCAATCTCATCTGTAACGTCCTTATTTCTTTCAATCCATGCCATTAAATTTCTAGCTTCTTCAATACTGTAATTCTTTTTCATTTTCTTCCTCCTTAAAATTTTAAATATATTGGGTAGGTTTTCCTACCCAATTCTTAGTTTATAATATATAAATTATTTTTTATCCTTTGTTTCTGTCTTTTCTTTAGGTGGTTCTATCTTCTCAATTAAAGACTTAATCTCAGCTTCAATAGTCTTTACATTTGGAAGATTTTCTTTGAATAGACTTTGTAAGATTCTTGCATAAATCTTCATTTCTTTTAATTTTCTTACTAAGTCTTTCTTATCGTCTTCTGATAAATCTTTTAGAGATTTGTCTGATTGTAAACTATCAGAAACTTCAGTTATAAGTTTAATATTTAAAGAAGCTCCTTGTAGTTCAGATAAGTAGTAATCTATCTTACCGAATTCAGACGCAACTTTAGGTTCTTCAGGAATAACTCCCTTTAAACCATTCTTTAAACCTTCTATCATAGAAATGATTTTATCTCCTCTTCTTTTAGATAAAACCTTTTCTTTAACTGGTCCTATTAAATATTGAGAAACATAGTCAGCAAGTATTTTCGCTGTTTTCTTTTCTTCAATATCATTAAGCATCTCCATAACTGCTTCAGGTTCATGTTTTAATACATCTTCCTTTTTACCTTCTTTTGAAAGTAATTTATCTAGCATTAGTTTTGCAAACATTACTAAACCTACTTTCATATTCACTTCTCTTGGTGTTAATTCCTTCTTTTCTTTTAATTCTTTAGACATTTTTAATTCCTCCTTATTTATTTTATAATTTTATCTGTCTTTGTATCTTTTTAGAAATCTTGCAAGCTTTTCTTCATAAGCATCAAGTAAAGCATCTTTAGTTTCTTCAGAAAGCTTCTCGAATCTTAATCTACTCTTTAGTTTACCAAAATCTTCAATTAAGTATTCTAAATCTTCCACAAATGGTGTTTTAGGTTTAGAAGTAATTATACTTCCAACCGGATATTTCACATTAGTCTCATCAACTCCTTTAAGTCCGTATCTTTCTCCAATGTTTAAAAATGTAGTATTTTCTTTCATTTTTGTTCCTCCTTTTTATTCTTATCTATTAAAACCATAGTTAAAAACTTTGCCATTTCCTTTATAGGAATCCTATCTTTACCTTCTTTTGCTGCTTCTCCAGTATAAGTATTTAGTCTTGGAATTCTGTGTAGGCTCATAGAATATCACCTCTTATTGATTGTGTATAATATTCTCTTAATATTTCCGAATCACTTTTACCATCGTCCTTTCTACCTTGCTTAATTTCTTCTAGTAAATCCTTATGTATAACTCTAACCACTTCATCTTCTATAGTAGGCGGTCTAAATACCACCTCGTCTTTACTAGGTTCTTTACATCCTGTATATTCCTTTACAGCTTCCCCCTGTTCTATCCATTTTTGAGCAAGTTCGCCTTCAGGGTGTGTTATAAACTCCATTATATTTTCTTCATTTTCTACCATAAATTGATTTATTAAAGCCATCACTAATTTATTACTCATTTCTGTTACCTCCATTTTTCTTATTATCTTCTTCTATTTCCTTTTTATATTTTTCTTCATAAGCTTTCTTATATGCTTCATGGTTACTTCTATCGGCATACAATACGTCATAGTTCATATGAGATACTGGCTTAAAGTTATCAGGTGATGTCATAACTTCATCAAAGTATCCATAACATAATTTATTTACTATTCCTGTATTATTAACTATACCTTTTTTGTATCCTACAAATGTATAAGATTCATCTTCTTTTAAATCTCTCGACCAATCAGGCTTATACATTTCTTTGTCTTTATTAGTCACAAATAGACAATTCTTTAATACAGTTTCTCCAACTATGTATGGTGATTTTAAAAGTCTATTAAGCTCAGCTACTGGGTCTTTAAACTTAGCTGGATTTTCAAATATAGCCTTTATTTCATTGTATACTTTAGACTTTCTTTTGTTTTTGTATACAACGTGCAAGAAGTTATCATCTCTTAGCTCAAGTATACCGTCAGTTTCTACAGGATACACCATTCCATTAACTTCCACATCAAATCCATTGTAGCATACTCTTTGACTATCTTTTCTTGGGTCATCTATTCTATACTTTTCATTTATCACAATAGTACCATTACAGTATATAATATCAGTGTGCTTAACTTGCACATCTATAGTATCATCGTGTCTAAATATTATATTTTCTATAATAGTTATCATATTGTGCTTAGATGATAGATAGTTTTGTCCTTCCGGTGCAATGTACTGCTTTACGAACTGAACTCCTAAGTTCATATTAGCACCAAGTGGTCCTTTTACATTGTCAAAATATGTATGTTCTCCTGTACAATATCTGCATATTCCTTCCTTAGAGTTACAAGTAAAAGGACTTCTAACTTGAATAGTTTTTCCAATTAAATCGGTTCTATCTTTAGTTATAAGTTCAATCTTAGTCGTGTCTTCTATATCGAGAACCATATATCTATCATTTAACTTATTTAGAACTTCTTGTGATTCTACAAAGTATTCTACATACGATTTTGAATCACACATATAATCCGGATTAGGATTTAGATAGTTCGGATTGTTAAGATATGATATGGTCTTTTGAAATGCACCCGGGTCCTTTATCTCAAGTTTAGTTATTATAGTTGCACATCTTGAGATATATGACTCATAATAGAAGCTCTCAGGTGTCGATATACCACGAAGCCAAGATTCCTTTTCTATATTAGGTATAACTTCATCTTGGTCAGGACGAGAACCTATCATAAATAGACAGTCAACAAACTGTGCAAGACGAAGTCCAGTTCCTGCTTTAACAAGAGAACGTAAAGGTTGTATATCCTTTTCTTCAACTACCTTTGATATGTAATCTAGTGTATGCTTTTTAAGTTCTTCCACTTCAAATAAGCTCATATCATCTCTTTTAACTGGACCGTTTATAATCCAGTCTTTAAGGGTTTCGTCAGCATCACAAAGTTCAAATATATCAAGCATTGATATATCTATCATCTTTTTATTGTCAACTACCCAAGCAAATTGCACAAATGCTTCTTTTATTTCACCTACAACGAATGCCACATCAAAGAACTTCATATTCATTCTATTGAAGCACTCGTCTTTCACCATTTCCACATATTCATTCTGACTATCAACATTACCAGAACCTGTGAATATGAAATCTTCAAGTCTTTGCTCTTGTCCGTCAAGTATGTGGTGTCTATCAAGAGTTGTAAATAAAAGCCAGTTCATAATAGCTTTAGCAAACTTCATTTTAGCTATCTTTACACCCTTATAAGTTACAGTAACTCTTGTCTCAAGTTTTCTTATATCCCAATAGTCATCTACGAATAACTTTGGTGAAAACTTTGCAATAAGTGGTAAACCTAGTTCATTTACCTTACTCCAGACATTTGCCATCACTTCATTCTTCATTTTAATCCTCCCAGCTATTAAATATTACTCTTTTTATAATCTTGCTAAGTTTCTGATTAAAAGCCTTTTTAACAAGGTCATTTTCAGATAGAAGCTCTTTTCTATATTTTACAAAAGCTTCTCTTTTATACTCAGACTCCTCAGCCTGAATATCCTTCCAATCTTTCATAAATTCATCATAATCCTTCTCGATATCAAGGTTCATGATTTTTTCATTAAATTCCTTTACAATTTCTTTAGTTACCTCTTTCATTTTGATTCCTCCTTAAAATTCGTATTATTTAATCGTTTGCTACATTTATAATATATATGTCAAATATTGTTATTCCGGAACGTAAAAAAAAAAATAAGGTGAGGATAAACCCCACCAATATTTTATTTAACTTTTTCTATAGTTTGGAATATAAGTAAGATACAAGTTAAAACTCTTAACTCATCACAACCACTATGACCTTCAATATATCCTTCGAGTTCTCTTAATACATCCACAAACTCTAACTCTCCGTGTATGAATGTTAATATATCATTTCTTAGAGTTTTCATTAGATTATCTTTAGCTGCTTGTGATATATCTTTAGAGAATAGTCTATCCCATAATTCTTGTACCTTTTTCTTATATCTCTCGTATTCTTCGTCAAATACGATAACTTTACCAGCATCATATTTATCGAAGTAATCCTGTGCTTTTAATATAAATTCATCTCTTAGCTCCATATTATACTCCTTATTCTTCTATAGGAAACATCTTTGCACAAATATCCAAAAGTGATGCAGCCATTTCTAAGAAATAACTTTCTTTATCCCCTAGATAGTTATCGACAAGTACTTCAAAATCATCACTATCATAGCTAGGTCCGAAGTATCCATCTAGTACTCTATCTCTTATTTCATAGATATTTTCTTCTGATAACTTATCACTGAATAATCTAAACCAAATTTTTTCAGCCTGAGCTTTAATTTC